GATACAATATTTGAATATCGATGGCACGATAAGAATGCCCATATTATATGGATGTTAACAAAATGAGAACATACAATAAACGAATTGCATTTTTAATTAGCGACCAGCATTTTATTCCACACGGTGGTATAGGTCAGTTTGCAAAAGGCTTTACTGAAATGTGCGGGAGACTCAACTGGAAAGTTGATATCATATTAGACAAAGCACCTACAAATGACTTTAGCGACTATGTTAAAGAATTAGGTGCTAACATTGTTTATCCAGACGATCCACTAAGATATTCAGACCATACTGCTACATTTGCATTTAGTGATAGTATCAACTTTGAGAAGGTTGTTAACTTTCGCAAAGCAATCGTAAAGATGTTTGAGACAAATATATATGATATGCTAGTTTGCAATACACAAGAAGCAATGAGTGCGGCATATGGCATTGGTATTAGTAAGTATATTCCAGTAATGTTCTATACACATTCATACAGTATGGTATGCCGTGATGAACAAGACTTTAGTGATGTTTGTATCGATGCGTACCATACCTTTTATAATAAACATATGGAGTTCCATGATATCTATGTAGGAACTCAATGTCAACACAATATTGATGAACTTACTAAGTATGGTGCAACTAATTGCGTACTAGCACGTATGCCATTAAGTGAACGTGGACTATTGACACCTAACATGAATGGGCGTAAGGGCGTGTTGTTCATTGGTCGTTGGGAAGAACGCAAGAATCCAAGTGCTTATATTCGTGCTATGAAAGAATCTAAGTTGCCTTGTAAAGTTATGACAAACAGTTCAGGTGCTAAGAAGTTTGAAAAGGCTTTTATAGAGGCTGGTATCACTGATTATGAAATCAAAGCAGGCATTGTTGGTCAAGAGAAAGTAGACTTTATTAAAAGTTGTAAGGTATTCTTTATGCCTGCATTAGGAGAAAATTATCCGTTTGCATTCAGTGAATGTTTAGGTCATATGCCATGTCTAGTATTAGATAATCAAGACTGGTCAGCTAACTTTGATAGCAAATACTTTACAATGGTAAAGTTGATTGATGCAGGTTCTACTATTACTAAGTTATATGAAACAACACCTGAGGCATACTATGCTACTGGTGCGTTAGATTATATCAAACAATTAGACGATGAAACATCACAGGGTTGGATTAAATTCTTAGACAATTTTGTAGGTAAACGCAGTAATACAAATGCCGCAAAGATTAATACATACGAAACAATCAAGTATCGTGATTTTGTCACAGAATTAAATCGTACTCATTTAGCACGTGAGGATTTTGAAAGTGTACTGGCTAATAAGTATAAATTCATTAATATTATATACAGTGACAATGATACATACTTGAGCAAAGATCCAACATATAAACCAATAGAGGAAGAAACAGGCTTGAACCTGTTTGATGGACTATGAAAAAAATATTAATTACAGGTAGTTCAGGCTACATCGGAAGTCATCTATGCAAAATGCTAGAGAATGATTATGAAGTACACGGTCTTGATATTCGTATGCCGCAAGTTCCAGTAAAGAATTTTCATCAAGTTAGTATTAATCAACCATTCAATATTACAGAAGAATATGATACTGTAATACATTTGGCTGCATTAGTTAACGTAGGCGAGAGTGAGTTGAAACCTATCAGTTACTATATTACTAATCTCAATGGCACAATGAATGTTGTAAATAAAATTAAAACAAATAATTTTATATTTGCTAGCACTGGCGCCGCAGTAGCCTGTGAAAGTGCATATGGTATTAGCAAACGTGCGGCAGAAGATGTAGTTAGAGAATATTGCACACAACATCGTCAAACACCATATACAATCTTTAGATTTTATAATGTTATTGGCAGCACCGTCGTGGCTCCCACTAACCCCGATGGCTTGATGTACAATTTAATGAAGTCACGTGAGACCGGTGAGTTTACTATTTTTGGTAATGACTATGATACAAGTGATGGTACATGTGTTCGTGACTATGTTCATGTAAATGAAATATGTGATGCACTAAAACAAGCTATTGAGAAGCCAAGCAACAGTATAGAATCACTTGGTCACGGAGTAGGATGGACTGTTAACGAGATTGTTAATTTGTTTCAAGAAGTTAATCAATGTGACTTTGAAGTAAAATACGGTCCAAGAAGAAAGGGTGATCTTGATGTATCTGTACTAGAAGATGTGTCGCCCTATATGCCTATTCTGTATACGATGGAAGAACTTTTAAAAGTATAATTACATTACTAGAATTTTACCTACTAGACTACTCAATACATCATCAAACATTAGTTCCATATCTCTCGCTAACGTTTCTGTTGTATAGGCTGATTCATCTTGCATGTCACCGCGCATGTTTAAACTCTGTATGCTCCTACCCCATGCTTTTCGACCATAGTCTTGTTGTTTTGGCAAAGGTTTTAATGTAATATTACCGGTACCCAAATACTGAGCAAACAATTCATACATAAATTCATATGGGCGCTTAATCTCTCCTGCACGACTACTGCGTTGTGTACCGATAGCATTGAACAATGCATTGTATTCTGCTTGCTGTCTGATGTTAAATTCAGATGAAGGGAATTGATTGACAGTTTTTTTACCATAAAAATCTGCTAGCAGATTGTTGATGCCACTGAAGAAATGTTGTTCTGCGGTTTTCCATGTTCCGTTTCTTTCACCTCTGCGCTCGCTCGCCTGAATAGCATGTCCTATTCTATGTGCCATAATCCATGGTGTCATCATTACTTTACTATCACCGCTATTACCAACAAAGACTACAGTGATAGCATCTTCACTACCTTCAATGATTGGTTTAGCTTGCTCACCAAACATTTGTTGTAATTGTTGAGGTGTTGCTGAACCGGTCTCACTGTATTTACCCGTACCTGGTATGTTACTAAAGAACAGTCTAAAATCGTATGGAGTTTGTTCAAAGAATTTTTGAGTCTTTAATTGATTAGTAGGATGAGGTACTAATCGTTTATCAACTCCTTTGAAAGGGCCCGGCTTATTGAAGTCACCCATTGGAGTGAACTGTTTGAGAGCCATTTCATTTACTTCTTCTTCATCTACTTGATTAGATTGACTGTGTAACTCATATGCTTTGGGGTTAGTTAAATAAAATTCCATACCATGTTGACGACCATACCTTTGATGTAAATCCCAATCAGGAAGTAATCGGTTAATCATTTTGGCATACAATCCAATGCGACTGTTTTCTTTGGCATTGAATGTAATCTCTAATACTTTGTCACCATACTCTTTTAAGAATGTGCGGGTAATATCTACTGCGGTTGACAATACTTCTGCGGAGTTACCGGTGCCAGTTGTACCAAATAAATCTAAATCATCAGGATCATTGTCTTCTCTTAATAGACGAAATTGAATTTCCCACTTGGTTGGATTTTTAATACGAACATGTGAATAGGCTACCCATTGATAAGTTCTACCACCTACTGTAAAATTGGCAATGGCTTCTTCACTTCCACGAAACTTCCACTCCCAGTTTTGTTTACCTGACTGAAAAACTTCAGTGATGAATTCATTCGCTCTCATAAACTCTTTCCCCAGCGTGTGTTAATCACATTCCAGTTGATAATCTTCCACTGTTCTTTTAGATACTTTTTCTTGTCACTGCCGTAATCTAATAAAAACGCATGTTCCCACCAGTCAACTAATAACAATATATCGTTGCGTACTTCATGGTTTTTAATTGTTTTAATCTTACCATCAGATGCTAAGTATATCCAACCACTACCTTGAATCTTCATTGCCTCAGTTTCAAACTCTGACTTCATGTTATCATAGTTACCGTAATGTTTGTTTATAAAACCCATCATAGGACCGTTTGGCTTATTACTGTTTCTTACTTCACGAAACTGAGGGAACAATGTATTGTGTAAGAATGCTCCTGCATAGTTGAATTCTTTATCACCTTCACCGTTGTTATATCTTTCAGCATAACCATGTGCTAATTTGCCATAGTGTAAGTCCAATGTGTCTTTCGATATAACTGGACTTACCTCACTAGGCTCAAAGTTAAGTTGAATGATTTCTATATCTTGAGGCTTTGACTTATCCTCAAGTAACTGAATGATATCACGCATTTTAGTGCTTCAATAATAAGGTAGATAATACGCCTGGATCGTTGGCACTAACATCGCCTTCGCCACCCATAACAATGACGTTGTATTTCATGCCGGATGGTATCTTATTGCGTTTTTCCATATACTCATCATAACTCAATATAGAATTAGCACTTAACTCATACTCTTTAGCAAGACGCTGTTTTAGTTCAGATAGTTTTCCAGGTTGTAGTTGCCATTGACCTTTAGAACCCTTGATTAAGTTTTTCTTCTCATCTTTTGCTAACAAGTCTTGGAAAACAACTTCAGGAACAATGCGACTATTTTTAGTTGAAGATAATGTTGGATCTTGTGCCTTGACTTGTTTCTCTTGTGAAGTATGTGCACCTTCACTCCAGTTGATAATAAAGTTAGTTGGCTTTTGTGCTAATGCTGCACCAGCCATCTTAGTGTAGGCATAGAATTTATTATCAGGGTGCTTTGCAGCCAGTTTCAATGCCATATCTAAATATTCTGGACTAAAAAAATCACCTGAATCATGCCAACGAATAGTTACGTTGTAACCACCCTTCTTACCTAATTGTTCTTCTTTAGATATTTCATTACTTAGTTGATTAAAGAAACCATCTGGGTCATTCAATAGATATGTTAATATTCTTCCGTCATTTAACCACGGACCTTCAAATTGAATTTTACCACCCTGGTGTATTACAAAGCAATCTACTTTACATGAGCCAGCGCCTGGACAAGTATTTACGATAATTAGTTTGCCGGTCTGTTCATCCACAGCAATACCAGTTAATGCCGCAAAGCCAATATTAAAGAATTGCTCCTGTTCACCATTACTATGTCGCATCTTTTCATTCTGTTTTAGTAATGATTTAGGACGTTGCTTCAATGCCGCAATAATTTTGTCTTCACTGAATGTTTGACCATCAGGTCCTATGTATTGAACTGCACTATTTCTATGGATATATGGCAGTTTGTATTTGTCAGATTTAGTTTTACCAGATATATACTTATCTTTACCTGGAACAACTTCACCCTTTTTAGTGACTCTATCTTTTTGTTTCTTCACTTCGCCTGTTTTCTTGTCAATATCAGGTGTGCCAACAATACGTTTCATGTAGTCTTGGAACTCATCACTACCAAACTCACGACTCGGTGCTGGTAGTTTAGTTGCTTCACCTAAGCCGGATAGTTTACGAATTCTGTTTAAGTGTTCGTCTGCTTCAGGTAATACACCCTGTGGACTACCACGCATATGTGACTGACTGCTCATCTTCATTTGATCCATACGGCTTTTAGTTAGTGTGCCTTTCTTACCGGCCTTGTCTGTCTTATACAGATGTTCTGGTCCAGCTAAATCTCTACCGCCAAGAGAATCGTAGTTGTGTGATTTGCCACCGCCTCTGCGAGCAATAAATGTGCCACGTAGAGCCTTCATTGCATCACCTATTGAGTTGAATGTGCCACTGATGTCACCGCCATACTCACCGGACTTGTCTTCAAAGTCAATAGTAATTTCGCCAGTCTGTGGATTGTGCCAAACAACGCCATCTGCATAATACCCTCCCTCACGATCATCAAAGTAGAAAACTTCTTGACCTTCGTCATCTCTTTCTTGATACCAGCCACCTAGTGTATCCATTGCCTTAGCAAAGTTACCTACGCCTTCCGCCACACCTTCTTCTGATTCTTCACCGGGCATATCGCCAGCTTTAGCAACGAATTGCTGAGGTGTCATAATTTGTATGCCACCGGGTGCACCAGGCATCTTTGGCTCAACACCTTCCATTAAATGTTTGATTTTCATTTCATATTCCTAATTTTCTGTTCAGCAATCATTACCAATTTTTCCATTTGTTCTACACTCTCGCAGTTCCAACGGCGTAATGCTTTGTTGATTGGGCTATCCGGATCTCGTTTAGTCTTAGCACTTGCATGTGCTTTCTTCATACCACTCATTCTAGCGCAGAAACTCTTACGGCGTTTGGCAGCTTTGGAACCCTTCTTTAGTTTTGAAGGCTTAGTAGTAACAGCAGTCTTTAGTTTAGAGCCTGGATTCTCTCTACGATATGCTTTTACCGCTTTACGGCTCATACCAGAAGTTTTGTCCTTCTTGTTGACCTTTTGCCAATCTTCATTGATGATTTCATCTGCTCTCATTTTAGTATCCTAAATAGTTGACTTTATTGCGTAGGTATGCTACACTACATCTATTATTTATCATTTTGGTCTATCTATGTATACAAATCAGTCAGTCAAACGCATTGGATTTGCGTGTAAATGGGCAGAAATCAATCACAAAGGTGAGATTGTTTCAGCCGAAGGTCTTAATACAGGTGGAACTACACAAGCATGGGCAAAGCGTAATAAGCGTGATGTAGTAGAAGAAAAGATTATGGATGTTGCTAAACGCAATATTCTTAATACTCACGCACTTGTTAAAAAAGTCGCTACATTAGAACCTGAATTACGTATGTTGCGCTTGACCAGTGATATGCTTAGTTTTTATACCATGGATGAGTACAAAGACTTTTGGCATAGTACTGATGTACAATCTAGTTTAGAACGTTGGTTTGCACCAATCGGTGAAACAGCACGTGCTAATGATGTACGTCTAAGTTTTCATCCCGATCAGTTTGTGGTTTTAGCAAGCGACCGCGAAGAAGTAGTAAATAAGAGTATAGAAGAATTTGAATATCACTGTGACATGGCTCGATGGATGGGCTATGGTCAAAAGTTTCAAGATATGAAAATCAATGTACACATCTCTGGTAGAAAAGGTCCTCAGGGTATCAGAGATGTTTATAATCGTTTGTCACCTGAGGCAAGAAACACACTTACACTAGAAAATGAGGAATACACACATGGACTATCTGACTGCTTATCGTTATCTGACCTCGTCCCTACGGTCTTGGACATCCATCATCACTCCATTCGGGAAGGTGAATATATTCAATCTACTGATGACCGCATTAAAAAGGTTATTGACAGTTGGCGTGGTGTTCGTCCTACTATCCATTATTCTCTCAGTAGGGAGGATGTGCTTGTCAACCATTCCAGATCAATCCTACCCGATGTTGGTGCGTTGATTGAGTCGGGCCTGTCAAAACAAAAATTGCGCGCCCATAGTGATTATATGTGGTCTGATGCCGCAAATGACTGGGCTAAGACTCATTGGGAATGGGCCGATATCCTTGTTGAGGCTAAAGCAAAAAATCTGGCTTCTTTTGCATTGCACAAATACTTCAAATCTTTGGAATAGTATTGAGGTTAGGAAATAACTCAAAAACTCGGTGTTTTCTTGACCGCAATTTGTTAATAGTAGCAGTATCTATTTTCATTAAATTGGTTATTTGTCTATTAGTTTTACCTTCGGCAATAAAAGATACTGCTGTTTTATATTTTTCGTAGTCTGCTATTACACGAGAATCCCAAGTTTTATTAGCCTTTTTACTTGCTCTATCTGGATCAGATTGATACCATTTTTTTATTGAGTTGGATTGTTTCTCTATGATACTTGATCTATCCGGCTTAGAATCAAAATATTTCCTTAGTCCGGCAGCAGTTTTTGGATTAGATTTGCCTCTTGCTTGTGATGCTATTTTCTCAGTATGCTCAGGATTTCTAGGTGGTTTAGGTTTCCCTAACTGTCCATTACGCAATTTTTCTTTGGTTTTATCTGATGGGGTTCCACCACCTCCGGTTTCAGGAATACGATTAGCCCAAATTTTATTACCGTAATCATCTTGTCCGTCTACTATATTCCATAATTTGCTATAGTATCTACCTTGTTTATTCAGTTCTTTTTTTGTGTGACATTCTGCGAGAATTTCAGTACTAACATGATATCCAAATTTATTTAAATGGATTTTCCAATCTACCCCTGAACCAGAATAACTATACGGATCTTGTTTTGATGTTTGACATAGGTATTTTAACCCTGTTATATTATGTGTCTTTACCATGAGGTAATAAATAGTCATGCTGATGCTCCTGTTCAAAATTTAGCATTAGAGAGGGTGGGTATTTCCAGTACCGCGACTCTCACTTTTATTTATCATTTTACTTGACTTCCTTTGGTAAATATGATATGATTAACTAACATACTTGAAAGATACAAATGTTTGACAAAATAAAGAATCTATTTAAAAAACCAGAACCTCTTGCTCCTGTAGTTAAGGAAAAGAAGGCCCGCATACCTAAAGAAAAGAAAGTTGAACCACAACTTACAGATAAAGAACGTGCTACACAGGCCGGTGAACCATATGTCAATGTATTAAAAATGGAAGTTGACCCTACTAACATTCACGAAGGTTCATTTGAATTAGATTGGAATGAGATTTTTATTGCAAAACTAGTTAAAACCGGTTACATGAAATCTAAGGAAGATACAGACCGTGACATTGTAGATAGATGGTTCCAAGATGTTTGTAGAACTATTGTTTTAGAAATGTATGACCAAGTTCAAGCTGATCCTAGCAATAGAGATGGTCGTGATGTGCGTAATGTAGTAACAAAAGATTTGGGTAACGGTCGTACAGAAGTAAGCTAAAAAACTCATCTATATATTGACAAATATCCATATATAATGTACAATACAAATATTGTTAAGCAAGGTGTTTAACAATATTTTTTAAAGGAAACTAAAATGGCAACAGCAAAAGCAACCGCTGTAAAAACAGCAACAGCAAAAGCAACCGCTAAAAAAGCTTCCGTGTCAGTATTGAATGGTCAAACTGCCATGGTGGTTAATGCGCTTGCATCTCTGTCTACTAAGACAAAATTAACTTGGCGCCCAAATCGTCAAAAAGTAAATATTAGTCAACTGGATAATGTACTTTCCAAGACTAAAAAGCAATTGAAGAACAAAAATGTAGTTGACCTAACCAGTGAACTAGCAGGATACAAAAAGTTCCAAGATGTTATTGCCTTCTTCAAGGCAAATGAAATTAAATTCAGTCCAACTGATATTCCTAAATTTGAGTCGCATAAACTTAGTGAGTTGTTGACCCCGGAAGAAGTACAACGTCTTTTGGATAAACCACACTGTGCTAGGATCGCACGTGGATTTGATCCTCGACTACTGAGTCCCATTTATGTCGTTCGATTGAATGGCTCTCCTGATTTGCTGGTTATTGATGCCATGCATACACAAACGATTGTAGCGGCCTTTGCAAAAGAAGGCTTGTGGGGCAACGATCCTGATAAGTGGCTTGACTTTGAATACCCATGCTGGGTAGTTGATACTACACAAGAGAGTTTCCCACTATTAGCAGGTTTGTATCGTAACGGTGAAGGTTCTAAGCCTTGGGATGAATTTGACTACCATCGTGTGCATGTTCGTAGTTATCGTTTGTACGGCGACAATGGTCCCAATGACAAGTACAAACTTGCCGCAGAGAAACAAACTCACTGCGAAAGTGAAGATACTATTCCAATGGCACCCAATCATCAACATGCAGGCCGTGCAGGTACATTGACTCACATTAAAGCACTGTCTAGCTTTACTGATGATGACATGGATAAGTTCAAGTTTATCATTTCGATGAACAACAAATACTGGCATGGATCAGAAGTAGACTCGCAAGCATTTGGTTTCTATGGTCATTTGTATACAGGTCTTATCAATGGTGCTGTACCAATGAAGGGTAAAGCGTTTGATGATTTCATGAAAGATATTCATGCTATCATTAAGACTTTCTTTGTTGGTTTCCCTGAGTTGCGTAGCATCACAGCAGAAACACATAAGGCATGGTTGAAGATTCAAGGCAAGGATGCTAAAACTCCACCTTACAACTGTGCATTGGCGTTAGTGTTGAAAGTTTACAAAAAACTTCAGGGCAAGCACTTGGTTACTACTGATGTGAGTGATTTCATTTACACACCGGCTCCAGGTACTACACATGATATTTACGATTCTCTCCCATTGAGCATTCGTCAAAATGTCCCTAACTACACTATCTAATTACGGGTGGTTCTATAACATTATCCAAGCACAAACACTTGTGCTTGGATATGGGATAACACTCAGGGATCTACCCGTTGACAGGTTGTTAGAATACTCTAACCATGCGGCGGCTCCACAACAGTTTTGTAATCTTTATTATGGTGAAAATCATCAAATTAAAGATTTGGAACGATATGTAAAGAACGAATGGCGTGAATATAGACTTGAACTAAGCAATGAAAAACTAGAATGGTTAGATCCAGTACATGGAATTAATCTCAAGGATCTAGAAAATTTTGTTGCTGATAGAATTATCAATTACCCATATGATTCTATCAAGAAAGTAAAATCAAAGTTCCTCCCATTTACTATCAATAGCCCCTTGTTGTTTTCTAATATTAATTCTAATCCTGATATGTTTTTGGAAGATGTAAAATTTGACAGAAAATACAAAAAAATTGTATAATAGACGCATGACTCAAACTTACGCACTAATCGATACCGCAAATACTTTCTTCCGTGCTAGACATGTTGCATCACGCAATAGTACACTAGAAGAAAAAATCGGAATGGCATTACATTTGACACTAGCAAGTGTTAATCAAACTGTGCGTAAGTATGGTATTGACCACGTGGTGTTCTGTCTCGAAGGCAGGTCGTGGCGTAAGGACGTTTATGGTCCATACAAAAGGAATCGTATCGTTGATGCTATGTCAGTGACTGAGGCTGAAAAAGAAGAAAACGAAATGTTTTGGGACACATATGCCAAGTTCACCCAGTACATTTCAGAAAAGACCAATGTAAGTGTACTACGTCATGAACGTGCTGAGGCAGATGACATGATCGCCCGCTTCATTCACTTGCATCCCAATGACACCCATTACATCATCAGCACAGATGGAGACTACGCACAGTTGATTAGCAAAAACGTGATGCAATATAATGGTGTCACTAACGAACTAATCACACTGGAAGGATATCTCAAAGAATCGGGTAAACCTGTCATTGATAAGAAAACTAAAGAGCCAAAACTCTTAGAAGATCCCGAGTACGGTTTGTTCAAAAAAATTATCCGGGGCGATTCAGGGGACAATGTATTCAGTGCTTTTCCCGGTTGTCGTGAGCAAGGTACTAAGAATAAAGTGGGTATCCGTGAAGCATTTGAGGATCGTCACAAAATGGGATTCCAATACAACAATTTTATGCTTCAACGTTACACTGACCATGATGGTAATGAAGTGCGTGTTAAGGATGCGTTTGAGCGTAATAAGATGCTCATTGATTTGAAGGCACAGCCTCAAGAAATCAAGGATGCAGTTGACCAGCGTATTCGTGAAAGCGTCCGT